CGGACGTTCTTCGAACTCTGTGTCAACCTGCGCCAGGTAGTGGCGGCTTACGAGCTCGCGTACGGCCGGCTGGTCCCGGAGGACGGCAGCTTGCCGGCGCAGAGAACCGTTGCCGGTTTCCACAGGTTCTGCTGGTCTCTGTGTACCAAGGATGGCGGGATCAAAGACTGGTGTCACCAACGGCGGGAGAAGGCGTGTGGGGCGGGCTCGCAGAAGGGAGGCCATGGCCGGGGAGTGGAGCCAGTGGGCCTCTTCCTGGCGAGCGGTCTGGACCGCGGGTTCAAGGTCTACGCAACAGGGGAGGAGCTGCGGGACGCTCAAAGAGCCGCGGCAGAAAGAATCACGGGGCCGAAGGAGGAAATCTCCAACCGCGATCTCGAGTCAATCAAAGACTTCGTCAGGATCGTGGCAGCCCGTCACAACGGGGTTCCAGGGGTTCACCTCCCTGCACCAAACACGCACGCGTGCGAGGATGCCGGGAGGCGCGTCGGCGGCCAGAAGGCCGCCGCGGAATCGTGGGAACCCCAGAGCGACGGGCTGAGGAAGTTCCGGACCTGGAAGGCCGCCGCGATCTCGATCGCCGTGACGGGTCTGAAGGCGGCTCGCGCAGAAGCTGCAGCGAAGCACGCAGCCTCTGGCCCCCATGCCGGGGACTTTCCCTCTCTAGGAGAGGGGACACTAGGTCAAGCTCCGGCTTTTGCGCCGGCATGGGGGGAGGAGAGGCCTGCCTTCGGGTCCTTCAGACAGACGACGCCCCTGATGGGGGACCGATTCGGCGCCGGATGGCGCTCGGCCCCCAAATCCGATATGGAGTGGGGCATCGAAAGATGGCTGCGGTTCCTCGGTCGGGTCGAACCGGGCGGGCGGTGGTGCCGTTCTCCATGGATGGAGAAGGAAGACGGCATCAACTGCTGGGACGACGGCGAGGTGTGGATGCTCGACGCGGCGCGCTTCTGTGGATTCCGACCCTTTATGGGACGGGCACCAGAGAAGGCCGATGTCGAGGCCCTCGCCCGGAGTGGCCTGGCCTCTGCGAAGAGGGCCTGCGAGCAGTGCGCCGAGGGTGCGCCGACCTGGGCCAAGCTCACCTCTTTCGAGGAGTCGCATGGCAAGGTCCGGAACGCAACGGTCCACCCGCTCCACGTCGTGTTAGCCGCCCGCGCGATCAGCTCATTCCTCTTGGGTCGCTTACGCGACGTCAAGTCGAACTCCCGGATCTTGCGGAACCGCCCCGTGGTGGTGGTCGGGGAACCCGGGGCAATGGCCTACAGCGGCGACCTGTCGAAGGGAACCGACCCGATCTCGTCAAAGACGGCCCGGGCGGTCCTGGACGAGGCCCTCGCGGCGACGGCCGCCCCACGCTGGATGCGCGACGCGATCCCTGCCCTGACAGGCAACATGTACCTGAAGTCAGGTTCCGAGGGCGCAGAGCGGTTCGACGGGAAGCTCCTGACCAGCGGAGCCCTGATGGGCCTCGGGCCCAGCTGGACAGTCATGTCCTTGCTGGTAGCCTGGGCAGCCAGGCGGAGCGGCGACACCGATTCGTTCCAAATCAATGGGGACGACATCGTCGCCGCGTGGACGGACGAGGGGGCCGACCGGTTCGAAAACCGGCTGGACCGCGCCCGTCTCGTGCCCAACAGGCGAAAGAGCTTCCGTGGCCGGACCCGAGGTGGGCGCGCCGGCGGAGCGGTCTTCTGCGAACAATTCGGCACCGTAAAGGTGCTGTCGTCCGGCAGGGTGTCGCTCCGACTGGAGACCTACCTGCGCCTGGGGGAGGCGTCGGGCGTCAAGAGCCTCGAGGGCGACCGTGGGCACCTCGTGTGCGATCGGCTCCGGGACTTCGCGGAGGGCAAGGTCCCAGAGGGCTTCGGCAAGACGCCGGGGATCATGCGTCGCCTCGCGCGCAGCACCCAGCTGAAGTTCGCGCTGGGGCCACCCGGTCGGGTGGCCCACGGCGGCGGAGGCTCGGGTCTTGCGACCCGCACCACGGCGTGCACCTTCCTCCAGGGCGGGCCAACGAGCACCCGGACGATCCGGAAGTCACCTCGAGAGATCGAGGCGAGCCGGACCCGTCTGGGGAAGCTGTCTCAACTCAAGCTGGAGGGGCGAGGAGACACGATCACGGTGGCCGCGTGGAACGAGCGAGAGGCAGTGGCGGAGAATGCCCGGTTGGAGCTGGAGGGGGCCTGGAAGGCCCGGTGCCGCGCGAAGGAGGTCACGCGCAGAGAGCACCAGAAAAGGATCCGCTGCCGCCATGCGGCAGCAGCTTGCGAGGATCCTTTCGCGTTACTCCGCTCGGAGGAGGTCCGAGTGCGTTGGAGCAGCAAGCAGCGCAGTGTCGCCAGGCGTGCCTTCGTGGCAGGTCGGTGGGAAAAGGGCCTGGAGCACTTGCGCACCCACTCGCGAGAGGTCACCGATCCCGGTGC